CTATTCGGTTGGGCAGGGAGGCTCGAATAGATTGCCCTGGCGCTTGGCGAGGTCGGCGGCTCGCATGCGCTTCACTACCCGGTAGATCCACTGGCGGGAAACGTGGAACTCTTTGGCGAGTTCGTTGTGGTTGCGCCCATTGAAGCGCTCGTAGATTTCCTGGTGCAGCTTGGATACCCGGTAGAAGATTCCAGCCGGGACGTAGATAACCTGGCCGCCCCAATTCTGGGCCATTAGGCCAGCGACCTCGGAGCCGACCATGTCGGCGATTTCTGGGGAGACTTCCATCAGGTCGCGGACGGTGGCGGAAACGTGGGCGGCTAGATCGGTGAGCAGCTCGGGCTCTTTAAGTTCTCCGATGGGGCTCATGCGGCGCTCCGGGAGCGTTGCAGCCACTTCTTCAGCGACTCGATAACCTGGCTGGCCTGGGCGCCGGAAAGCCACTGTAAGGCCTCTACGCGGGCCTGGCGCTTGATGAATGAAGCTAGGGCGGCTTCCGATCCATCCTCGACGATTCCGGCCTGGTGAAGCTCAATCCAGAGGCCTCGGATCATCTTCGCCTGGGCATCGTTGGCCATCGGCCTGGCGCCGGCCTTCTTCGCGGGCTTCTTCTTCCAGCCCTTTGACTGGAAGTGGTCGAGAACGCGTTTGCGGCCGGCCCAGTCTAAATCGCTGGCGGAACGTACCTTGGCGACTTGCCAGAGCATGTCGCGATAGGTTTCGTCGTCCAGGCACAATTCGCCCTTGGCGATGTGGATCTGGGCAAGCTCATTCTTGCGAAGGGTAGATGCGGTGGCCACGTCGCTACTCCGTCAGTTGAGCGTAAAGACGTTCAACAACGCGGGCCGTGTCAGCGCGGACTTGTCCCTTGTGGCTGGTCAGCTCAAGCCCTTGGATTCCGAGAGATGCCGCGAGAACGGAGAACCTGTCGTGTATCTGCCGGCTGGTATAACCCTCATCCACCAGCATATCGAGACGCTTCAGCGTGGGCCCAGCAGGCACTGTTCTTAGTTTTTCAAAGAGCCGCTGTACTTCGTAGGCGTTGCGCACCGTAACCAGCTTGCGATTCAGTTGGAGAGCCCGCGTCTTGTACCCGAGTTGGGCTGCCAGGTAGGATTTTGTGTAGCCATTGGCGATCAACTCATCCAGAAGTTTCCATGTCGGCGAGGCATCGATCAAGGCGCGATCTGCTGCGGCGTCTCGGGTCACCGCAAGAATGGCCCGCTCGGTGCGGGCCCGGATGTTCTTTTTACGCCCGGAAATTATCTCGACCAGGGTGGTTTCAGCGACGCCGCAGACATCTCCTACCGCGCGGCGACCAATGCCGTGAGCGGAAAGGGCTTTGATATGTTTCTGGGCCCTACTGGCAGAAACGATGCCATTCCAGTCGCCGGATTTTCGTGCCGCAGCCCGTGCCTTCTCGTAATTTGTGTTAGCGCGACGGCATTCGTCGCAGCGGCATCCAGACAAATAGCGCAAGCGGTCACCGTGAGGGCGGTCTTTGGCGAGGTCGGCGACGGGACGTAGGCCACGGTAAGCCAGGGGTTGGGCGGAAGGATTCATTTGATGATCTCCTCCAGGCGCTCACCGAGCAGGTCTTCGGCTTGCTCGATATAGGGGTCCAGGGCCTCGCGGTCGATCTGGTTTGTCATGCAGTCGGTGTGGAGGTCGATGGTGGCCACCAGGTTGCGCAGGCAGCGCTTTATGTCGTCAATCAGCACTTCGTCGGTGGTTGGGCCGATATAGCTCATAGATGCCTATCCTCGACAATGCGCCACGGCTCCAGTGCAATGAAAAATCCGTGGCATGTGATCTTGGTCAGCCCCGTATCGTCGGGGTGTGGATCAAAGACAAACTCACCATCCTTGGCAACGCAGGCGTGGATAACGTCTTTGCTGCGGTTGGTGTTCCCGGACACCTCATGCCATAAGCCCTTAATTCCGTAGGCATCAATTTGGCAATCGAAGTCCAACACCATGCAGTACGCCAGGCCGAATTGACGCAACCAGGCATTCAGGTCCTCAACCCACGTCATCGGGGAAGAGAAAATAGGAACATCGTCAATCGGCAAGTGCAGCAGGGAGGCGATCACCGCAGAAAGACAGTTTCCGTGCAGACCGTTGGCTGGGTCATGCAGCACGGTCTGTTTGGTCGGGATCATAGGTGCCGCTCCTCTTCGCTGAAAAGGCCCTTGCAGCCTTCGCCGTCGTCCTGGTGGTCAATGGCCGTAGGTTCGGCGTTGTTCGGGAAATAGCACGTGCCCTCGGCTGATCTAACCACCGATGCCGCGCCCCCATTGCACTCCTGGTTGCTGCACAGAAACCAGTACGCCAGTTCCCGCAGAGCCGATTCCAGGTCGGGGTAGGCGGTGGTGTCCCAGCAGTCTGGGTAGTGAATGGCCTGGGCAATCGGAGTTGGCGCCTTGGCGTCCATCTCCATGAGGGCTGCTTTTATGGAATCGCCTTTAGCCCCGGCGGCGGTGACATCGAAGATATCGCCCGGAAGGGTAAAGGCGTATTCCGTTCCGGTTCCGTCCGGCGCCAGCTGAAACATACGAGCGCGATCGTCTCCATCCTCACGGTAGAAGGTGATCTCATAGCCATAGGGCAGCAGGCGTCCAATGTTGAGAATCGACGCCTTCAGGATGGCGATCATATTAGCATCCGTCACGCTCATTGCTTTTTCCCCAGGCGGCTGGCAAGCCACGGATGAAGTGACATGGAGGTGACGATGCCGAGCGGCCCACCCACCAGGTAGGCGGTGACTTCAAGCCAGCCGGTGGGGCCGGGCATGATCTTCAGCACGGCGATGTTCGCGGCGGCGATGCCGAAGCTGGTCAGAGCCGCCAGAAGGCGGTGACCGCCATTCACGTTGAGCGACTGGAGGCCGAGGAACAGCACCAGGACGTATGTCGCTGAGAACAGGTAGAGGGCGTTCATGGCGTCAGCGTCCCACAGCGCTCCGCATATGCCATGTGGGCCAGCACCTTGTTCTTCTTCCGGTCTATCGCGTGGATGTCGGTTGATCTGTCGAGGACGTCGACTTCTTCCAGGAGCTCGACGATGGCGAGCAAGTCGTTGAGCTCCTGAGTAATTCGCTGCGCATTGGTCAGCGCTTGTCCTTCCTGGATTTCAGAAAGGCCAAATCGCAGCGCCTTACTAACGCGGTGACCTACCTCGGCAGCTTCTTCGGCCAGGCAGCATAAAATGTGTTCTGTACGATTCATGTCACACCGCCGCCACGTCGAGGCTGATGGGCTGGTACTGGTCGGCGCCGACGCGCTCGTAGAAGCGCACGTATTCCTTGCTGCCGACCACTTGAAGGCTCTCGCCGATGGCGCGCATGGCCTTGAGCCACTTTTCATCGGTGATGTCGAGGCGGCGCAGGGCCAACACCCTGCCGGTGTTGATCTTGCCTTCCTTGTCGGTTTGGAAGGCCGCTTGCACCAGCACCTTGATTTCGTCGCGACTGCCCTGGCTCCAGTCGATGATGCATTCGTCGATCAGGTGTTTGGCGGCTTGCAGCCGCTCGTCGAACACCAGATGCTCGGCAATGGCAACCTGCACCTTATAGGCACCGTCGAAGCTGTAGAGGGTCAGGTTGCCTTTCTTTCCACCCAGCTTGACGCCATACTCTTCCGCGCTCAAATCGACGAACGAGGCCACGTCGGAAAACGCGCGGTCCTTGAATACGGACAGGCAAATGCTCACGTCCTTTGCCTTACTGCACAGCTCACGCACCAGTTCGTCACGGGCGCGGTCGATGGGTTTGATCATGGATTCGGGAACCAGCCGGCCATTGGCATCGGCGCGGTAGCCTTCCGGGACTTTCGTATTTTGTGCCATGAGTTTTCTCGCTTGGTTGTGGGAGATGTTTGGGTTAAAGGGCGGGGATTTCTTCGGCCCAGTCACCATCGACGCCGGTGAACTTGCCGAACGCGGCGCGCAGCTTGCTGACGCGGCTGAGGCCGTGGATGGCGCGGCCACGGATGAACTCGGCGGCTTCGTCGACTTCGGCCTGGGTGGCGGCGATCCAGTAGCCCTTCGCTGGGTGGGTGCAGACGGGAACACCTTCGTCGATCAACTCGTCCACCAGATTGCGCACGGCGCGCTCGGTGGTGTCGAGTTCAGAACAGAGTGTCTTGACGCTCTTTCCGTTGGCGGCGCCGATCCGTAGGACGCGGCGCAGGCTGGTGGTGGTGACTGCCTTTTCCTGTGACATGGCGGTTCCTCTCGTTAAGTGGCGGGACAGAATGGGCTGACGTCTTTGGTACGGCACGATGTGCATAGACGGTTCATGGAATGGGCGCTGAGAAAGGTTTTTCCGCAGCACATACACAAGCGCTTTCTCTGCTCGCCGCGCCCTCCCTGATTAACCCGCGCCGGACCAGGGCTGGGTTGAATAGCAGGCCGACCTTTATGGCGATAGGGAACGACTTCATTCCCGAGAGACTGCCGGAGAAAGCAGACACGCGATTGAACGGCGTCCGCGCTTCGGCCAATGATTTCGGCGATTTCAGCAATAGAACTGCCTGCCTGGGCGAAGGCGACGACACTCCTATCCTCGGTGCAGGTCCACTGTTTTGTCTTAGGCATGTCAGGCCTCCAGTCCGCGATAGAAAATCTCGCCGAGAATGGCCGCCGACAGTTGGCCTATGGCGGTGGCAAGAGCCTCTTCCTCATAAGTCCCCGACTTGCCGTTTAGTACGGCATGAGTGACTTCGTGAGGAACGGTATCGAAGAGGTTTCCGTCGCGTGGGATAACGATCATTGGCCTGCCGTTCTTGCGGCGAGCTGGAACGCAGAAGCCAACGACCATTTGATTCTTTTTGAGATGGCCGCAACCTGGATGAGCCACCCACGCTTGATGCACATCGCGCTCGGTATTGAGGACGCGAACAGCAACCCGATGAGAGCCGGAAGAAACGTTGAATACAGCGACGGCGCGGCTCACTCCCTGCCCTCCCCAAGCGGATGGGACAGCAGCGGCACGGTGATGGAGCGGATCAGCCGGGGGGCGGAACCGTAGCCGACGTTGTCATACACCAGGCAGTCGATGACGTTTCCGTCATTGGTCTGGATGGCCTTCTCGCCGGGCTTGATCGCGGCGCAGACTTCCTGGGAGGCGAGGTAGCTGACGCCGGCAGCAAGCTGCTGCACGGCAGTGCTGTCGCGGTGGTCGCGCACCACGTTCATCGCCAGGATGCCGGCGGCGAAGGCGATGAGGGTGGAGAGTACAAGGGATTGGCGGTCGCTCATGTCAGTGGCTCCAGTTGCAGCAGCCAGGCCGCTCGATCCACTTCACCGCCACGCCCAGGCGGTCGAACTGGCCATAGCGATAGGGGCCGTTGGAATCCACGCCCTGGCGGTAATAGAAGGCATCTCCCGACTCGATCATCGGCAGCAGGCGGCGGCAGGGAACGATCCAGATCGCCATCTTGGTGCTGAGGGCTTCGGGCTGAAGTTCAGCGGGCGCGTAGCCATCGCGCAGCAAGCTGTTGGCGGCAGCGATGAAGTTGAGCAGCAAGCCCTGGGCGCGGGTAGCCCCGGACTGCGCATCGGTAGGGGGAGTGCTGGACGTAGTGAGTAAGGTCGCCATCTCACACCTCCCGTACCAGATCGCCACTGATCTGGGGAATTCCCAGCTCCGCAGCGCGGTTCATCGCCTTGGTCACCAGGTTGTTGATCATCAGCGGGTAGAGCTGAGACTGCACCGCCCGTGCGCCGGACCGCGTCTTCGAGAGCCGATCGCGAATGCCGGTGAAGGCATCCTCGGCAAAGATCGCGGTGAGGTCGATTTCCAGGCGCTTGAACTTGTGCGTCAGATACTTTTCTAGATCGCCATCCAGCGGCATCATCTCGGCCACCTCGATGCGGCGAATCACCTCCCGCGCGTCGGGATACATGTTCTCGTTCAGTTTGTTCTTGAGTTCCGGCTGTCCCACCAAGATGATCGAAATCAGCTTGCGGAAGCCATCCTCAATTTCGTAAAAACGCTTCAGGTGCTTGAGGGTCGATATCGTCAAATCGTGAGCCTCTTCAATCAACAGAACATGATTGAAGTCAGCGCGGGAAGACGAGAGCAGCAATTCACGAACCTTGCGCGCCTGGGCTTCTGGCGAAGAAGGAACCTTGGTGCCGATGGCCAGGTCGTTGATTACCGCGCTGCTGATCGACGTTGCCGTGAGCTTCTGCTTATCGAGGGTTTGGGGAAAGATGACGCGGATCGGCATGTCACGAACGCGGTCCAGCAGAAGCTTGCGCAGGATTGTCTTGCCGGCGCCGGACTCGCCGATCGCCGCCAGGAAGCCGCCATGCTTGGCGGTCTGGAACATGGCCTCGCTGATGTAGCGAATGTCGGCCGACAAGAAAACATCATCAGGACCATTCACCTCATCCTGGAACGGATCGCGGAACAGGCGGAAATGGCGTTTGGCGTTGAGGGAAAGCATCTGGGTCTCCACAGGGTCGATTTCGGGTTTGTGTTGGCGAAAGCCGGCGGGCTTGGGGGCGGCCTTGCCGAGGTGAGCGCCGACCGGCTGCTTCTTGCGAAAGCGGTCATCGCCTTCCGCATCCCAGGCCGTTGCGATCTGTTCCTCGGGTACGCCGGAAGCGCGCAGGAAGACTTCGGCCTGGTCGCGAATCTCCTTTTCCGGCGTCGACTTGGGGTAATAGCCCCAGTTGATAAGCAGCGACATCGCCGCGTTCGAGAGCGGTGCATTGTTCTTCTGCAGGATGGCGTGAGCCAGTTTCGGCTGTGAAATGCCGTGTTCCAGAAGTACCCCCTTCAATTTGATCGGCATGTAGTCGCACCCACGGAATTTAAGGACGGCGGCGTTCATGGCTCGCCTCCTGGTTGTTTCTATGTTTCATCGGTAAAATGTCCTCGTAGTCGATTTGCAATTCGGCCGGTCCTTTCAACTCCCGGCCACCCTGGGCTGCCGTGTTCCACCACGGCGGCCCAATTCTTTTCAGGCCACCGCCACCAGGCGCGGCCCTCCCTTCAAGCGTGTGACCACCTGGTCGAGATCGGCCTCCAGGCATCCGTCTGGATAAAGCTTCACCATCTGCAGGTACATATCGGTTCCCCATCCATCCACGCGCCGCGCCAGAGCCGTCGCGATCTGGACGTGATTCAGTGGCCGGGCTTCGACCTGAATGCGATCGGGAACGCTGATCTCCGATCCACGACGCGGCAGGCCCGTGGGGAGTGCGATATCGGCCAGGTGGGAATGCGCATCGAGCGTTCCACCGAACGGCGCGGCCTGCTTTTGTCGCGCCTTATCCGCATCCTGATCGGGGTAGGCCAGCGCATCCATGCGCTTGGCGGCGCGGTCGGCATCGGTCTGCGGCAGCGCCTTGAAGCTCTCGGCCCACACCGGAGCATCGGTAGGGAAGCCAAACTCATCGGGGGCCGCTTCGGCATCCAGGCGGAAGAACAGATCGCCGCCGTCGTATTTGCGGACGCGAAGATGGATCGCACAGTCACCAAACAGCAGCGGCCGCACCGCCACCAGGTCACCGGCGCAGATGCCGTCCAGGCCCGCCACTTTGTAACTGCAGGTACGCTCCGCGGCCGGGTGACGGAAGGTGATGCGCAGATCGCGGCCAACCTTGCGCTCGATCTCCTTGCCTTCCAGCAGCGGCCGGCAGACTTCGATATCGGGAAGGATGCGCAACTGGCTGGCCTGGATGCGGCGCCAGAGCGCGTATCGCGGCTGCGGTTCCATGCGGCGACGACGCAGGGCGTTGTTGTCGCGCGGGATCAAATCGGCATTGAAGGCGTTCTGCCAGGCGAGGCAGGCGGCATTGAGTTCCTCGACGCTGCTCACCGGCTGGAACTTGAGCCGGCTCTCGAATTTGCACTCGACGATGTTGTTGCCCACCTCGACGCCACCCTTGACGCGGGCCTGTCCGGCAGCGTGTTCGATGGGTTCGACCTCCAGAGCCTTGAGCAGGCTCTTGATGGTGGTGGCGGTATTGGCGCTGCCCTTGTCCCACACCAGCAGGCGCGGAACACCGTGGAACTCGCGGCCAGGCTGGCGGCCCCAGGCCCACATCAGGAACTCGAACAGGATGGATGGGTTTTCGCCACGCGCCTCGAAGTACTTCACCACCAGCAGGCCACTGGCATGGTCATAGAGAACATAGCGCCACACCTTGAGCTTGATCTTGGCGTAGTTGTCCAGCTTGTTCTTGTAGAACTTGTCGGCCTCCATGATCGCCTGCTTCCCTTTTATGTAATAAAGGACGCAGAGACTGGGATCGACCTGATGCACATGGTTGGGGTGAAGGCTGCGCAGCCGCACCGGCGCATCGGCCTGGGCCTGAATGGATACAGCCAGCTTGCGATCGCGCATCAGACGGTTGAGCTGGCGATTCGACACCGGCAGCGAGAAGTCATTGACCGCCATCACCGAGGCGCCGGTAGGCGTGAACATGATCTGCTTGCCGTTGGCGCGCACCGACTCCTTTTGCATCGTCGCCAACATTTCCAGGTTCTGCACCGGAACACAGGTGGAGCCCTTGTCGGCTCGCGTCTTGCGGCCCGAGCTCCAGCCCACGGTGCGCAGCTGAGCATAGAGCTTTGAAACGCTCCAGCCATACAGGGAGCGCGCCGCGTCGACGATGGCACCCTTTTCCCGTTGCGGCGCCGCTTCCAGGCGGCGCGCAATATCGGCCAGGTGCTCGCGGTTGTCGGGTGCCAGCGGCATGACGACTCCTTAGTCCTCATCCCCGTGGGGGAGGATGTTGGTCTTGTCGAGTTCGATGTAGCCAGCGAGGCGGGTTTCGTAGTGAAAGCGCAGGCCGGCGGCAAGGGTGCAGAGGCGTTCCACCTGCTCGCCGATGTGATGCACCACGGTCTTGTAGCCGGTGAAGGCCGGATCGTTCTCGTCGCTCGGCAGCTTGCCGATCTCGATATCGGTGGCGTCGATCAGCGTGAGGTGCTTGCTCATTGCCTCGTCGATCACCTTGCCCAGGGTTAGCAGATCATCCTTGAGGCCGGCGACCTCGTCGGGCCAGGGCGTGTGGTGGGCTTTCTTCGGCTTCTTTTCCAGCTTCGCCGACAGCTCGTCGATCTTGATGTTCTTGTCGGTGAGCAGCCGATCCTTGGCGACGGCATCTTCCTTGGCCTCCCGCAGGGCGGCCTTGAGTTCGGAGACCGACATGGTGTCCAGCTCGTCAAGGGTCAAGCCGCGAACCGTCTCACCGTTCTCCAGGGCCTCGATCTCGCCGTCGTCGAGAACGAGGAGTTCGAGCATCTTGGTTTGGGTGCCGGCAGCCTTCAAAAGTGAACTCGAATTCACATTTGAGAATTTCAGGGTGGCTGCCATGAACTTTGCAGCCATTCGGTACTGGATTCCGAGAAGCTCTATACGCTTTTGGAACTCCCCGTGAGGGGTAAGCTCTTTTAGAAGAATCAGCCGCTTACCCAGTTCCAGCGCGGCCTCCACGCTGCGGCGCTGGTAGAAGCGAATCTCATCTTCCAGTGCGCCGACGCTCAGTACCCCTTCATAGCCCAGCTGCGTGGCCAGGGCCAGGGCGTTCTTGCCGGCCTCCTGGTACATCGCTGCCAGAGTGTCGGCAGCGGTCAAGTCCTTGCGCACCTCCTCGTCATTGATGACGATGGGGGCTTCCGGCGGCGCCAGGGGCTTGCGGCCGCGCCGGGTGGTTTCGGGGGTGATGCTGACTTCCGTGGGTGGTGCCTTGCGTGGCATGGTGCCTCCTGCTAGTTGGGGCTACGGGTGTAGCGTTGGTTGATTCCGTTCAGTCGGCCCTGGGCGCGATCCAGGTGGAGCTGGAAGGCCACGGCCACCTGGATCACCTTGGGGCCAAGGCGCCAGCGGCCGTTGTCCAGGGGCTCGGCCAGGCCGGCGGTCTTCAGGTTGTCCAGGTCGCGGGTGATGTTCTGCTGCGTGGTGCCGGCGGCCTTGGCGAGTTCAGAGGGCGCCATGCCGGAGAACTCATGGCCGGCGAGGGCCATCAACACCTTGAGGATGCGTTGCTGGCAGCCGCTGGTGTAGTCGGTGGCGCGGCTCATTTCGGCTCGTCCCAATGGCGCTTGAAGAGCCCGCCGGTCAAGGGGTTGGTTGAGGAAACGGCGAAGAAGCGGACGCCGAAATCGTGTTTGATGCAGCCAACAGCGGTCAGGCGCCAGGGGGCGAGGTATTGCGGGCTCATGCGTCCAGCTCCAGTTCGGGTTGGTGGTGTTTCTCGGCGTTGGCGCGGTGCCAGGCCAGGCCCTCCATTGCGCGGGTGGTGGCGGCAATCACTTCCTCCGCGCCCACCGAGCCGGCGGCAAAGGCGATCAGGGCGCCTACCGCGTCGTTAGTCATCTCCTGCAAGGTATGCAAGTCGGAGGCGGCAACCCGCTTGCCGACGGGGATGGAGATCAGTAGCTCGTGGGCGGAGTGCGCCAGATAGCGCGTGACGAAGTCGCAGCCGCAGGCATGCTCGAAGCTGCGCAGGTAGCGGGTGGGGAGAGAGGCGTCCTCCATCCACTTGTAGAGCCGCCATTTGTTGGGCAGGCCCATTAGGTCGGCCACCCGCTCTGCGGATCGGTTGTGGCGCTCCTTGGCGAAGGCGAGGCACCACTCCATTGCCTGGGGGAGATTGGCTGGGCAGCCGTTCTTCCACTTAGCGGCGGCCATTGGAAATACTCCTTTCGGCAGGCCGGCAAACAAAAGTATTATTTGGCATAATGCAAAGGGCTTTCAGTCGGCTAAAGTTTGGGCGTCGATACTTTCGGAGCGACGCATGGGACAGGATGACGAAGTAATGCTGTTGGGCGCGCGGTTGGATGGGCTGGCGAGGTGCTTCATGGCTCTTGTCGCTGACCTGGAGAAACGTGAGCAATTGAACGGCCCGAGGTTTTGCGGTTCGCTGAGGCGAATGGCCGGGGTGCGGAAGAAGGCTGCCGGGCAGGAGAGCGTAGGCGTAGCGATCTGTGAGATTGCTGAGCTCCTGGACGAGGCGCGGAAGACGCGCCGAAGACTGTCTGATGCAGGCTGAAGCCGTATTCGTCGTACATGGCTCAGGCCGCCAGTCGCTCGTCGGGGTTGATGCCGAGCTTCAGGCAGATGTCGCGGCCGACGCCGTAGTTGCCACGGCGGACGCCACGAACGACGTCTGAGACGTCGCGATACTTGAAGCCGTTCGTTTCCGCGAACGACTTCAAGGTGTGACCCTGCTTGCGCAGGCGGTGTTTGATGTTGTTGGACTCGGCTTTGGTCATGGAGGCCTCCGTGGTGCAGTTCGCTGCGGTTGTCTCTGTTGTTGCGTGATGTTGTGTGAATTGTAGGTTCAGAAAACTGAACCTGTCAACAATTTATTTGGTCCAGTTTTATGTCCATCGGAGAAAGACTTAAGGAGGAGCGCCAAAGGCTGAAGCTCAGTCAGACAGCGTTCGGCCTCTTGGCTGGTGCAGGAAAGACCACGGTAATTTCTTGGGAGCGTGGAACCGCTTTCCCGAATGCCCAGTTTCTTGAGCAGGCCGCGCTGGTGGGGGCCGACGTGCGCTACATCGTTACTGGTATGAGAGTCGGCCCTGCACCCCTAAAGCCAGAAGAGCAGTTGCTCCTAGATCGCTACCGCGCCAGCTCACCACCTTTACGTGATGCGGCGCTCCGCGTACTGCTGGGTGGCGTCGATGCTCATCCTCAGGCCATCGAGCAGCAGATCGGCGTTAATCACGGGCAGGTAACGAAGAGCGGAAAAATTGTGGTGAAAACAGGGGGCAAGTAATGCAGATAGGTATCAACCACGGGCAGGCTACGAATACCGGAGACATTCACGTTTATTACGAATCGCAGCGTGAGCACTATCAGCAAATGAACATTGATGAGTTGACGGAGCAGCGGTCTCGCCTCAAGAGGATGCGCTGGTATACGTACCGCCGCTTCATCACGCACCGTACCGTTCCCTGGTTTCTCGGCTCTGGAGGCCTGATGTTTGTTGGAATGATTGCGTCATGGATGACGCCAAGCCACGTCCCTGTAGTGATTTCACTCATTGGCGCGGTTGCGGCTATTCCAGCAATTTTTTGGATGAAATATGAGCGCCGTGCAATTTTTGATGCCCTGGGCGTGCTGCGCAAAGACATCACTCTGGTGGAGACTTTTCTTGAGATTCGTAAGGCTGAAGAAATAGTCGGAAGGTGAGCGGTTGCATCGCTCATGTACCCGGGTGCATATAAGCCATTGCGGAGACGTGTAGCTGATCGATATCTGGAGGTCGGTATGAAGATACTCGGAGTAATTCTGGTTGTTGTTGGGATTCCAGCAACGCTGCTCAGTGGTATTCCTGGTTTGGTCTGTATTGGCGTTGGGGCCTTGTGCATCATGGCTGGAAAGGGATAAAAATGGCGCTTAAACCTTGTGGTGACTGCGGTAAGGAAATCAGTCCATACGCATCGTTCTGCCCAAACTGCGGGCGCCCTGGTGATGGCACATATCCGATGCCGGTAGACGTGCGTGACGTCGCCATGAGCTTCTCGTCAATGGTTCTCATCATGGTAAAAGCGGCGATCGCGGCGATTCCGGCCATGCTGATATTGATGGTTTTCGGTGCTGTTTTTTGGGGGGTTCTAGGAATGGTGTTGCGATGAAGCGAACTTGGTTCTTAGCGTTGCTCCTAACTGCCTGCGCAAGCCATCCGCCATTGACTCATGTAACAACGGTCGATCCACCGGGTCTTGCGCAAGATGAGCAACCTCCTCTCGGACCGGTTCGCATTGTTGAGCGGCGCAATCTCAACCAATGCACATTCGCCAAGCCCACGGGGTGGAATCGGAATGTCGTCAATGGTCAGACGGTTTGGCTTCCGATCGAGAACGTCTGGACAGACCCTTGCGATAAGCCTTCTCGTTAAAGGCCCTGGCAAATTGCCGGGCAGTGAAATTTTCTAATCGGTAACTACAATGGCTACTACCAAGAATCCAACCAATCCAACACCCCCGGCCCGGCCGGCTCAGCCAACTCAGCAACCATTCCGGGAGGGGGTTGTCAAAAGCAACGATGGCTTTCGTGTAATGCCCCGCGATCCAGCTCCGCCGGTCTCGCCGCCACCAAGGAAAAAATGATGTCAGACGATTTCGATTACCTGTGGGGCCAACGCCATGCCGTGCTGTATCGCGTGGAGCTTTCTGCCCTCTACCACCAGAAGCGCGAGCGTTTCTTTGAGGCCTGCGACAAGATCGCCAAGGCGGTGGCGGTAATCGGCGGATCGGTTTCTCTGGCAAAGCTCGGCGGAAATGACGTGATGACGGTCGTGGCGGCGTTGATCACGATCACGTCCACGTTCTCCCTGGTCTTCGGTCTGTCGGATCGAGCGCGGCGCCATGCCTCCCTGGCCGCCGACTTTCGTCGCCTTGAGGCTGAAATCCTGGCGAAGGGAGAGCGCGACTTCACCGAGGCGGATATTGGTTCATGGGCCTCGCGTGAGCGTGTTCTTGAGGCCTCCGAACCGCCATCGTTAGGCAACCTGGTGCGCATCTGCCAGAACGAGCTTGCTGTGGCTCAGAGCCACCCGGAAAACATTCGGAAGGTTGGCTTCTGGCGCCATCTGTTTGCGCACTGGCTCGACTTGCCGATGCTGAAGGCGCCGGCATCGTCGTAGCGGAGCATCCCAGGTAGCGCCGCCCCGGCGCCTGTAAAGCCGTTTAATAGCGGCTCTCGCGCGCGACCGCGATCATTGCGGTCATGCGCTCCATTGAACTCATAGTTATCCATTGCTCGGCCTCCCCCAACGGAGTTTCACTCTTCGAGGGGACACTGGGCATGCCGGGGTTCCGTACCCCGGTCGAAACCATCGACCAGTGGCATCGGCAGCGTGGCTTCCGCCGCGACTTCGCCGCCAAGGGGCGCTTCAATCCCCAGCTGACCAGCATCGGCTACCACTTCCTCATTTACACCGCCGGTGTGGTGGCTACCGGCCGTGCGCCGGAAGAGGTTGGCGCCCACGCTAAGGGCCATAACGCCAACTCCATCGGCGTCTGCATGATCGGCACCGACAAGTTTCCGCCGGAGCAGTGGGATGCCATCGCCGGCTGGGTGCGTGTGATGCAGAAGGCTTACCCAGGCGCCCGCATCGTCGGTCACCGCGATCTGTCGCCAGACCTGAATGGCGACGGCGTGATCTCGTTCAACGAATGGACGAAGCGCTGCCCAGGCTTCGATGTCGCCGCCTGGCTCGCCAGCGGCATGGTGCCGCCGGCAGTCAACGTACTGGGAGCGTGACATGAAGCCCTTTTGGAAATCCAAGACGCTGCGGTTTAACGCCGTCGTCGCCGCACTGGCGGCAGCCGAGGCGTCGGCTGGCCTCATTCAGCCTCTGGTGCCCGGAAACATCTACGGCTGGGGGCTGATGGTTCTCACCGTTGGTAACGCCATCCTGCGGGTCATCACCACTCAGGCGGTAACGCTCAAATGATGATCCCGCCCACCCTGCGCGCCTGGTTGGCAGTCGGCGTACTGCTGGCGTTGGCCTTCGGCTTCTACACCTTCGGCCACCATGTCGCCGCCACCGAGTGCGGGGCTGGAAAGAGCCAGGCCAAGACCGTAGCGATTGAGAAACACGACAAGGCTGCCGAAGCCGGTAACGCGGTCGAAAAGACCGCCGCCGTCCGTGCGGATCGGCGCGAGACATTCTTTACCGGACTGCAACGGGAGGCTGCAACCCATGAAAAAACGAATCCTCTATCTACTGGCTGCGGCCTCGATCCTGAGCGGCTGCGCCGCTGGAACGCAGCCAACGCCGGAGCCGCTGTTGATGCCTCCGGGTCGGCTGATGGTGCTACCTCCTCCACCGTCCCCGGCATCGAGCGGGGAGCTGGCGGACTTGGAATCCAATCATCGGGAAGCCATGCGCGCCTACTGGACCCTGCGCGACCGCTACCAGGAGCTGATCGACTGGCTGGAGGCGACGGGCAATGAATTACGCTAGCGCCCGAGTCAGCATCGGCAACGGCGACCTGATCGCCTTCCGGGGCCGCAAAGGGCCTCTGGCGCCCCTGGTGCGCCTCGTGACAGGCAGCCCTTATACGCATACCGCCGTCGCCTTCTGGTGCGAAGGGCGGCTGCTGGTGGCCGAGACCAATGGCGCCAATGCCGCCGTTGCCCCCCTCTCCCAGCATCTCGGCACCGACTTCGACGTGTTCGCTTGCCCGGTGAAGCGGGAGGACGCGGTGGATGCCGTGTGGGACGCGCTCGGCGTCAGCATCGGTTACGACTTCACCGACCTGGTTGTCGTCGCCGCCCATCGCCTGCTCGGCACTCCGCTGCCGCCGGCCGATGACGATAAGCTCTTCTGTTCGGCTCTATCGGCGACGATCTACAAGCATGGCGGCTGGCGTCCGGCCGGCCTGCCGTCGATACCCGCGCCGGATGACGTGGTGCGGGCCGTGGGTGGTGTGTCGGTGATTGAGGTCAGATGATGCCTGCTGCGACACAAATCACTATCGAGCTGTGGGCTCTGATCACCTTCCTGGTGGGGTTGCTGCTTTCCTTCATTGGGTGCGTATTTGCCTTCGCCAAGGTTCTCGGCGGGCAGGTTGATCGGCGGCTCACTGAGCGATTCAAGGCCCAGGAAGATGCGCGCCTGGTGGCCGATCAGGCGCTCCATGACATCCTCAAAAAGCACCTGGAAGAGGAGAAAAAAACAGCGCAGAAGATCGTCGATCTTGAGCGTGATTTCCTCAACTGGAAGGGCGACCTCCCGCTCAACTACGTGCGCCGAGAAGACTACATCCGGGGCCAGCAAGTAATGGAAGCAAAGCAGGATTCCCTCTTTGCCGAGACCAAGATGGTACTCATGAAGCTTGAACAAATACGCGGTCGAATGGGAGGGATGGAGTGATGTCTGACCACGAAAAATCACGCCGCGAGGGCATGCGCTGGAACTTGCTCAGCGCCCTGCACAAGGCCGCGCCCTATACCAGCAGCGAGGCCTTCCTGGCCGATGTGATGCGCGGCATCTACCCGGATGCCACGCCGCTGGAAGTGCGCAAGCAACTGGACTATCTTCTGGACCGGCGCTTGATCACCATCGACAAGCAACCCTCCGGTGCCTGGTTTGCCGACATCGCCCGCTGGGGCACCGACATCGTCGAGTACTCCGTCGATTGCGATCCGGGAATTGCGCGGCCCGTGAAGTATTGGGCCGACTGACATGGCCCGCCGCTCGAAGATTGACGGCCTGCCGGTAGAGGTACGCCGCTGGCTGGAACGCGCCCTGACCGAGGCCAATTTCTCTGGCTATGAAGAACTGGCGATGCTGCTGCGGGAAAAGGGATATGCCATATCCAAGTCATCCATCGGCCGCTATGGGCAGAAAATCGAGCGCCGCTTTGCCGCCATCAAGGCCAGCACCGAAGCGGCGCGGATGCTCACCGAGGGCGCGGCAGACGATCAGGATGCCCGTTCGGAGGCGCTGATCGCCCTGGTTCAGACCGAGATGTTCGAGAGCATCGTCAATCTTCAGGAAGCCGGCGAGGAAGGGTTGTCGGATGAGGATCGCATCACGTTGCTGTCCAAGGCAATGAAGAACATCGCCACGGTGACCCGTGCGTCGGTGACGCTGAAGAAGTTCCAGCAGGAAGTTCGTGCCCGCGTCAAGGTCGCCGCCGAGGCAGCCGAGAACATCGCCCGCAAGGGGGGCCTCACCACTGATGCGGTCGAGTCGATCCGTCGCGAGATTCTCGGTATCGCCCAGTGAGCGCTGCGGCTTTTACTCCAGACGTTCTTCTGAGCTATCAAAAAGACTGGGTAGCCGATACGGCAGACGTCTCCGTTTGGGAAAAGTCCCGCCGGATCGGGGCCTCCTGGACCGACGCCGGCGACTCGGTGCTCTGCGCCTCGGCCAGCGCTGGGGCCGCCGGCATGGACGTGCTGTACATCGGCTACTCAGAGGACATGACTCGGGAGTACATCGACGATTGCGCGATGTGGGCGCGAGCCTTCAATCGCGCCGCCGGCGAGATGCAGGAGGTGATGTTCGACGACACCGGCAGCGATGGCGATACGCGGCAGATCAAGGCGTTTCGGATCGACTTCGCCTCCGGCTTCAAGATTCTCGCCCTCTCCAGCCGGCCGCGCTCGATACGGGGGAAGCAGGGAAAGGTCACCATCGACGAGGCTTCATTCCATGACGATCTGGAGGGGCTGCTCACCGCCGCGCTGGCGCTGCTGATCTGGGGGGGGAAGGTGCGTGTCCTCTCCTCCCACAACGGCGAGGACAACCCCTTCAACCAGCTGGTGAAGGATATCCGTGCCGGGAAGTACTCCTACAGCCTGCACCGCACCACCTTCGACGATGCGCTCCGCGATGGACTCTATGACCGCGTCAAACTGGTCATGGGGGAGCGCCTAAAAGAAAAGACTCTCGATGAGTGGCGCGCCAAGATATACAGTCTCTACGGCGACCGGGCACGGCAGGAACTTGATTGCATCCCGAGCGCCGGCTCCGGTGTCTATTTGACGCGCACCCTGGTAGAGCGCTGTCAGGACGCAACCATTCCCATCATTCGCTGGCAGAAGCCGCCCGAGTTTGTGCTCGATGATCAGCGCCTGGTCGAGACTGACCACTGGATCGCCGACGTGCTCAAGCCTGTGCTGGATAACCTGGCACCGGACAAACGCACCGTGTATGGCCAGGACTTTGGGCGCTCCGGAGACTTGTCGATTACCTGGGCGCTACAGGAGGAATCCCCTACTACCTGGCGCACGGCATTTGCGCTCGAGCTGCGCAACATACCGTTTGACGTCCAGGCGAATATCCGCGACTTCATCCTTAAGGAGCTGCCGCTATTGCATCACGCCAAGTTCGATGCCCGCGGCAACGGCCAGAGTCATGCCGAGGGAGCCCTGCAAAAGATAGGGGCCAACAAGGTCGAATGCGTGATGCTTTCTCAGACGTGGTACGCGGTGAACTTCCCACCCTATCGCCAGGCCTTCGAGGATCGCTCGATTCTGGTACCGCCTGGCGAGGATGTGATCGCCGACCACCGGCGCGTCGTTCTTAACAAGGGACAACCAAGGATCGACGACGGCCACGACAAGGGCAGCGATGGTGGCCAGCGCCACGGCGACTCCGCAGTTGCCGGTGTGTTGGCCTGGGCCGCTACCCGAGTGGAAGGCGTACCGGCAGCGGGTGAAACTGTCGATGCCAACCCAGACACCTACCTACCCGAGTCCATGCAGGGACGTCGGCGTACCTCGATGTGGAGATAGACATGGGAATCCGCGAATTTTTCGGCAATGTTTTTGGGGGACTGGCTTCTGCGGTCTTGCCTCCTGGCGGCAACAATTCCGGCGATCAGCCCTTCATTGAAGCGGCTGGCGCGACCATTGATGCCGACGAGGATCAGTGGCGTCGCCTTACAGGTGACACGGCGAACCGGGATCTGCTGCCGGTCACCCAGGCGCGCATGCAGAAGATCGCCGCCTGGCTGTGGGAGGGCAACCCTCTGGCGAACCGGCTGATTGAATTGCCGCTGGCCTACCTGCTCGCTGAAGGGGTGCGCCTGACCGTGGATGACGAGGAGAACCAGAAGGCGCTGAATCGCTTCTGGCGCGACCCGATCAACAACATGCCGGCCAAGTTGGCCGAGAAGGTGCGCGAGCTGGCGATTTTTGGTGAGCAGTGCTATCCGACGTTCGTCAACGAGATGAACGGCACGGTGCGCCTGGGTTATCTCGACCCGTCGCTGATCGCCACGGTGGTGAATGATCCAGATAACGCATCGCAGCCAATCGGCGTAGTGACAGTGAAGGACAGGAAAGGACAGGCGCGGCGCTACCGCGTCATCGTCAACGGGCCGGAGGATGTATTTACGGCGCGGACGCAGGAGATTCGCGCCACCTTCACCGACGGCGATTGCTTCTACTTCCGCATCAACAACCTGGCAGCCGGAACGCGGGGACGGTCCGATCTTCTGGCCGGGGCCGACTGGCTCGATGGCTACGACCAGTTTCTTTTTGGTGAGCTGGATCGCGCCAAGTTCCAGCGCGCGTTCCTTTGGGACGTGACGTTGAAGGGGGCCACGGATGATGTAGTCAAGGCGCGGGCAAGGGAGATTTTCGCGCCGGCGCCGGGATCGGTGCGAGTACATAACGACTCCGAGGAATGGAAAACCGAGACGCCAAGCCTCCAGGCCGGGGATGCCGGCGAGCATGCCCGTCTGTTCCGCAATCATATTTTGGGTGGCGCGACGATTCCCGAGCACTGGTTTGGTGGTGGCGGTGATGTGAATCGTGCCGCCGCCAGTGAAATGGGGGAGCCGACGTTCAAGATTTACTCCATGCGCCAGGGCTTCTGGAAGCTCGCGCTCCAGGATGTAGGCCGTTACGTGCTGCGTCAAAAGGCGCTTGCCGAAGGAAAACCGGAACCCGAATTCGACGATCCGGCCCATGACGTGGAGGCCGAGTTCCCGGAGCTGACCGCCAAAGACACCACCAAGTGGGCTGCTGCCCTACAGCAGGTGGCGGCCTCGATGGTGGTCTCCATCAATCTCGGCATCCTGACCAAGGCCACCGCCGTGCGCCTGCTCGCCGCCATCGCCGGCCGCCTCGGCGTCGAGTTCGACCCGGTGACCGAGCTGGAGGCAGCGATGGCCGAGAAGGCCAAGGTCCAGGAGGCGGATGTCTTCACCGGAGACCCTGCTGCTGCCGCTGATCCGCAACCCGGCAAATCCGCGCCCACTGGAGAGTAGGCGTGAGCGACGGCGATAAGGCCAAGACGGTGCGCGACCTGCGGGCCGAGGCGCTGAAGCGCCGCACTCGCTTGATTGCCGACACGCGGGGCGAGGTGCTGGCCTTGCTCGGCATCGCCCAGCGCCGCATCCGCGACCGCCTGCTCGCGCAACCCTCTGCTGCCGAGCAGTGGCAGCTACAGCTCCTCCAGGGCGAGATACGCCAGGCGCTGAAGGAATTCGCCGATCAGGCTGGGGCGAAGGTCGCCAGCGCCGCCAGCGCCGCCTGGGAGGCTGGGCAGGCTCTGGTGGATTCTCCGTTGCACGGCGACGGCATCCGTATTGACGCGATGGTGCCTTTACTCGATACGCGCCAGCTCCTTGCCATGCGCTCCTTCATGACGGAGCGGATCGGCGATATCGGCATCACGGCGGCAAACAGAATCAATACCGAGTTGGGCCTGGTGGTAATCGGCGCCCAGGGGCAGATGGACGCCATCAGCAAGGTCGCCGAGATTCTCGGTGAGACATCCCGTGCCCGTGCCATCACCATCGTCCGCACCGAATTGTCACGGGTCTATGGCACCGCCTCCCAGGAGCGGCTGGCCCAAGCCGCTGCCGTCGTGCCGGGCCTGAAGAAGCAATGGCGCCGGTCGGGCAAGGTGCATTCCCGCCTCGCTCATGATCTGGCTGACGGCCAGGTGCAGGACGCCGACAAGCCCTTCAAGCTGGCCACCGGCGTGGCGCTGATGTTTCCCCATGACCCCAAGGCGCCGGCCAAGGAAACCATCAACTGCGGCTGCACGTCGATCCCGTGGAAGGCGGAATGGGAAGTGGCTGCGCCAGGGCGGAAGCGTTACACCGAACAAGAGATGCAATCCAATCCGATGAAGCGCGACATCCAGGAAGGGCTGGATGAGGGCCGTCCGATCCGGGAGCTTTTGGCCGGCGGCAAGGCCGCTTGATGAAAACCCGACGTTGGGCCGTGGCCGCATTTCAACGGTGCTGGATACCCGGATGGGCCGGCCAGGGTGCGTCAGGGGATTTATAAACGTTTATGAAGGCTCCTGTGGCTGATTCAAATCAACCCAGCAGGCGCGTGACGACGAAAATCCGCCGATACCTCTCTCGGTGACCCCTTCCGTCACTTCATCCCCGTAACCGAATTCAGTCTTTAAACCCGTTTCCTGTCGTCATCGCGCGACTGACGGGAACATGGCGTCGTCTGTTTGATCTTTCACCGGAGACCGCCATGCCCGACACCACTATTACGGCTGCCGAAGCCGTAAAGCATTTTTCAAAAGCCGAGATCGCCGTGCAGGTCGTCAAGACCGACGGCAAGTCCGGCACCCCTCTGCGCAATGAAGCCGGCCACATCGTTACCGAGATGAAGCCTCTCGCTGCTGCTCATGTGATCGCGGCGCGTGATCTGGGAGACAGCGTTTCCATCGTCACCATCGACGGCCGCAAGCATCAGGCCGCCAAGTCCGACAAGGCGGCCAAGTGAAGATCCCGCCCCAGGGCCTCATTGGGCGCGAGGCGCTGCGCGAGGCATCCGCTGATCTGCGCCAGGTGATGGCGCTGGTTCGAGCTGCGATCAACGAAAAGGTGAATCCCGTCGGTACGCCGAACGCGGTGGGCAAGTGGTTCGACGTGGAAGCCTTCTACGTTGACCGCATGGTGATCGAGCTGGATGGTCGCTGCTGGTCTTACCCGTTCACGATGGAAGGCACCACCGTGAAGCTGGGCGAGCCCCAGGAAGTGGTGGAGAGCTACGAGCCGGTGACCACCATGAAGGAAGCCGCCGATCTGCGCGTTATCGAGGCCGATGCTGGCAGTTCGGGAACCACTTGGGAAGCGACTCTGATTCGTGCCGGCATGTCCACCGGCAGCAAGGTCTTCTACACCGATGCTTTCCTGCGCGAATCCGCTCCGCTGTTTGACGGCGCGCGGATCTTCGTCAAGGGCGATGTGGAACACCTCAAGGGTGCCGGCAAGGATGTACGCCAGCTCGTGGGGTGGGTCGATGCACCGCGCTTTGTCGAGGGCGCCACGCCGGATACCGGTCACACCGTGGCCATGATTCATCTTCCCGGCCTGCCCGAAGAAACCCGCACCCTGCTGATTGAAGCGGCCAAGGCTGGCCGTGCCGATCTAGTGGGTCTGTCGATTGATGCTGCCGGCTCCACCAAGCGCGAACAGCGCGGTGGCAAGACCGTGAAGGTCGCCTCGCGCATCAGCAAGGTCAATTCCGTTGATTTGATTGTCGAACCGGGGGCCGGCGGCGGCCTGGTGCGACTTGTCGAAGCCGCCGCTACTCACCAGGAGGACTCCGATATGGGTCTGAAGGAACGCATGTTGGAGGCGGTTCGGGCCAAGAACCCGGCTAAGGCTGCCTCGATCGATCTGGCCACTGTCTCCGACGAGGAGCTGGAAACAGCTTACCGCGAGGCGCTGGCTACCGAAACCAAAACCACCCCCGCGCCCGAGGGCATGGCAACGCTGGAAGATATCCGCATGATCGAGGCCCGCGCTGACGCTCGGGTGGCGATTGCGGCCTCGACCCTGCCCGCTGCCGCGAAAGACAAGCTGCAAGCCGATTTCGCCGGTCGCAAGGCGTTTGCGAAGGCGGATGTGGATGCCGCCATCAAGGGTGAGCGTGAGTACCTGGCGCGCTTTACCGAGTCCGGCCATGTGCGCATGCAGGGCATCGATGTGGAAATCACCGAGCCGCGCCATGTCGTCATCGGCAGCATGCTTGATGCCTTCTTCGACGAGAAGCACAAGGATCATCGTTCGGTGCAGAGCTTCCGCGAGTGCTACCGCGAGATTACCGGCGACACCCGCGTTACTGGTCGTCTGGAAAACTGCGATCCGGCCCGCCTGCGCGAGGCGATGGGCGACAGCCCGTTCCGTGAGGCGCTCGACTCCACCAGTTTCGCCAACGTGCTGGGCGACTCCATCACGCGCCGCATGGTGGCCGACTACCGCGACATGGGCCAGTACGATGTCTGGCGCAACCTGGCGCAACCGGTGCCGGTGAATGACTTCCGCAGCAATGAGCGCACCCGCTACGGCGGCTACGGCGATCTGCCGGCAGTGGCCGAAGGCGACCCCTACGGCGCGCTGACCAGCCCGAGTGACGAGAAGGCGAGCTACGCCGTCACTAAGCGCGGCGGAACGGAAGAAATCACCCTGGAGATGGTGCGCAACGACGATGTCGGTGCCATCCGCCGTATTCCGACCAAGCTCTCACGCGCCGCCAAGCGCACCCTGGCCAAGTTCGTGCTGGACTTCATCCGTACCAACCCGGCCATCTACGACGGCGTAGCGCTATTCCATGCCAACCACGGCAATCTGGGTTCCGCCGCCCTGGACGCTGCCGGCCTTGCCGCCGGCCGTCTGGCGATGCTGAAGCAAACCGAGCCCGGCTCCCTGGAGCGTCTGGGTATCGGTCCCAAGCATCTGTGGGTGCCGGCTGACCTGGCGGAGACAGCGGTCAATCTGTTCAATCGCAACACCAACCTGGACAAGACCTTCGTCCAGGACTTGAACCTGACCATCAATCCGGTCTGGTACTGGACGGATGCCAACGACTGGGCGCTGACGGCGGACTACAACGACATCCCGACCATCGAGATCGGCTTTCTCGACGGCAACCAGGAGCCGGAGTTGTTCGTGCAGGACACCCCCACCGTCGGTTCGATGTTCAGCCACGACAAGGTGACCTACAAGATGCGCCACATCTACGGCGGCAACGCCCTGGAGTTCCGGGGCTTCTACAAGTCAGTAGTCGCTTAATCAATACCCCCCCAGGGCGTTGTGCCCGTTACAAGTCGCCCAGGCCGGAACGCGAAACCGGCCTGGGTGCGGAAGTCCAAGAAAAGGAGAAACACCATGCGCAAGAGTTTCATGCTTCTCATCACCGCCGCCCTCGCGGCCCTGTCGCTGTCGTTCGGCGCGGCCCCGGCCCTGGCCGCCACACCCAACTACTCCCCGGCCACGCCGGTGGTAGTTCTGCCCTTCCACATCTCCGGCCAATACACGGCCACCACGGCTGGCGTGGTGAAGATCACGCTGCCGTTCAAGGCCAAGCTGATTGGTATCTCGGCCACTGCCCGAGCGTCGGGCGGTACCACGCCGACTCTGACGGTGGATCTGAAACAAGGGGCCAGTTCGGTGCTCTCGGCGCCGATCTCGATCACCGCCGGCACCGTAGCCGAGGGAACGATCACCACCTCGACCCTGGCCGACGAATCGACCATCACGGTGGATCTGACCATCGGCGGTACCTCGCCGACCTGGGACGACATCATGGTGCTGGTCACCGTCGCGCGGCTTTAACGCTACTGGTCAGGACGACTGTCGTGGCGCTCGCCGATTATCAAACCCTGGTGGATGATCTAGTCCGTGACGAAGCGGGCCGGGTCTCCACCACCCAGCGCGATAGCGCCATCGCCCTGGCGGTAGAGCGCTACAGCGATGATCGGCCACGCACCCTGGTGGAAGACCTGACCGGCGTATCCGGCACCCTGCTCAATCTGCCGGTGGCCTGGGAGCTGGATTTCTCCCGTCTCGATAGCCTGGAAGTTCCGGTGGGCCGCGTACCACCCGCCATCCTCGACCAGGATTCCTACGCGATGTACCTCGCAGCTGCTGGCCTCAAGATCATGCTGCTCAACGGTCTGGCTGCCGGTTCGACGGTGCGCGCCACCTTCACCGCACGGCACAAGCTCGATGCGAGCAATGACACGCTGCCGCTGCGCCACCGGGAAGCGACGGCGAAGTGGGCAGCGTCAATGCTGTGCGATCAACTGGCGGCGTTCTACGCCACCGAACAAGACACCACCATCAGCGCCGACCGCGTCATGGGTCAGAGTAAGAGCCAGGCCTACGCGGCCCGCGCCAAGGATTACCGCAAGCAATATCTGGATGCCTTGGGTGTTGCCGACAAGGTGAATGGCGCGGCCGGCGTCGTGGTGTCCCTGCGGCCCCAGGATTCCCACGGCCAGCCCTACCTCAACCACCCGGCGCGGAGGCTGCTGTGAAGCTGTCGATGGAGTTGCAGGGCTGGCAGTTTCTGGACGAGGCCTTTAGGCGCGCCCCGGATCTGGTGCGCAAGGAACTATTGGCCGCCGTAACCGAGGCCGACATGCTCCTCGAGCGCGAGGTGAAGGATGCCACGCCGACGGCAACGGGCGTTTCCCGCGCCAGCATCTTCTCTCGCGAGCAGGCTTTGCCGGATGGCGCCATTGGTGTTGTCGGTACCAGCCAGACGCACATGGCCTATGTGGAGTTGGGGACTCAGCCGCACTTCCCACCGGTGCAGGCACTGGAAGACTGGGTGCGGGTGAAGCTGGGCATCAGCGACCCGAAGAAGGTGCACGGCATTGCCTACCTGATCGCGCGCAAGATTGCGCGGCGCGGCACGAAAGGCAAGGAAATGTTCAAGCTGACCTGGGATCGCTACCAGCCCCAGGTGGAGGCTATCTTTAGCCGCGCTACGGCCCGCATTGCCGCCGGCCTTGCCGGAGGGGCTCCGGCATGAGCCTGGACGCGATCCGCACCGCCATCGTGGCCACCATGAACACGGTGACCAACGTTGGCATCGTTCATGACTATGAGCGCTACGCCAAGCTCGAGGCCGAGTTCAAGGCCCTGTATGTGGCGCAGATCGCCGGCAAGGGCCAGGTGCGCGGCTGGTATGTGCGCCGCCTTGCCACTCGGGAAGTCAGCCAGGTAATAGGCCGCTACCAGGTCACGCACGAATGGCTGGTTCGAGGCTTTATGGCAATCGAAGATGCTGCCGGTTCGGAGAAGGTTTTCGACACCCTGATCGAGTCCGTGCGCGATGTCTTCCGTACCGATGAAACCCTCGGCGGCGTCGTCTCGTCGACGGTGACTCGCGACGCTGCCGGACTCCAGCTTGAGGAGTCTGTCCCCGTTCTGTTCGCAGGCGTTCTCTGTCACTCGGCGCGGCTCAAACTCATCACTACTCACGATCAATAGGAGATCAAGCATGGCAAAGAACACGCCCGTAGCCGCCCCCGCTGCCCCCACCGTGCCCGAGGAAAACCCTCCCCACGGCGGTAGCTGGGTACGCAATGGCGACGGCACCCTGACGCGCGCTGATGCTGCCCCGGCTGCCGATGCGCAATCTGCCGATCAACCCGTAACGGAGGCCCACTGACATGGCCCGCAAAGTCCGCAACACGGCGATCCTCGCCAAGATCGAGACCATCTATGGCACCGATGCCGTGCCCGTCGGCGCCACCGATGCAATTCTGATTTCCAACTTCAGCGCCAACCCGTTGGCTGCCAGCAACGTCAAGCGCGGCTTGGTACGGCCTTACTTCGGCGGCTCGGAGGAGCTGGTCGGCGCCGCCCACGTCGAGATTTCCTTCGACGTGGAACTCCAGGGCAGCGGCGCCGCCGGCACCGCGCCGGCCTGGGGCAAGCTGTTGCGAGCCTGCGCCTTTGCGGAGGTCGTTACCGCTGCCACGCGGGTCGATTACACGCCGATAAGTTCCGCTCTTGAATCTCTGACCATCTACTACTACGACGACGGTGTGCTGCACAAGGCGCTCGGCTGCTTTGGGGATTTCACCCTCAAGGCCGGCGTGGGTGAGCGCCCGGTGCTGTCGTTTAAGTATCTTGGCCTCGACGGCGGCATATCCGCCGCTGTGCTGCCCAGCGTGACGCTGACGGCCTGGAAGACGCCCCTGGTGGTCAACGACGCCAACACCAGCGACATCCTGCTCGGTTGCACCTATGCAACTGGCGCCCTCTCCGGGGGCACGTCCTATCCCTCGCGCGGCCTGGAAATGTCTCTTGGAGGTCAGGTGGTCTATACGCCCCTGGTCGGTGGCGAGAGTATCGACTTCAACGATCGTGAGTCGGTGGGCAAGATTCAGCTCGACCTCACCGCTGCGAATGAAGTGACGTTCATGGCGGCTGTAAAGGCCAACACCACCCAGGGCATCGGCTTCGTGCATGGCGCCACGGCCGGCTCCAAGGTGCTGATCCACGGCCCGGCTGCACAACTGACCAACCCGAGCAAACAAGACGTCAACGGTCGCCGCCTGATCGGCTACGACGTGCGCCTGGTGCCGGTAGACGGCAACGACGAGCTGCGTATCGTGGCTCTGTAATCCGACACGACTTTTACTGGAGAAAACTATGTTCAAAATCGCCGCATCCCGCACCATCGCCTGGCCGGTCGTTATTCCTGTACCCCAGGACGGCGGGCGGGTGCAAAAGTTCGAGATCCAAGCCGAATTCCTGATGCTGCTGAAATCCAGCCTTGACGAGGTGACCTCTGCGGCTCGCAGCGACGGCGACGATGGCGATCTGGCGTTGCTTCGCGAGGTTCTGGTGGGGTGGAGTCGGGTCTGTGACGAAGCGGGTAACCCTATCGAGTTCAACGCCGAGGCGCGGGATGCCCTGATCGACATCCCCTACGTGCGCCTGGCGCTGCTGAAATCGTATTTCGAGGCCAGCTCCGGATCGGCGGCCAGCAGAAAAAACTAGCGGACGCCGCTCGCCACTGGGCAACCCGTGGCGCGGTCGGCGACGATGAAACCGATGAGGCACTGGCCGCTTTTGGCCTGGTGCGTGAGGAGGAGGAAGCGGAGCGGGATGACGGGAAGTTTCCGGTATGGCCGGAGAACGTCGAAACGGTCCAGGTCTTCCTCGAACTTCTTACTCAGTGGGTTTGGGTCTGGTCCGGTAGGGGAATGAAGACGTCCGGCATGAATTACGCGGCGGTGATTGCCTCGCTGCCAAGGCTGGGGGTCAAGCGCAAAAGGCGGGATGTGGTTTTCGCCGGCCTGAGGGAGATGGAGAAAACCTTGCTGCCGCTGCTTAACGAGCCGGCTGGCGGGTAAGCAGGATGAACAGTCCGGCGGCAACCCACCCCAGGGGCGACCAGCCGGTGAGCAGCATCCAGAAGAACAGGGCTTTCGGGAACGGACTGCCAACCCCCGCCGCAATAGCTGGCGGGATGAGGCAGAGCAGCACATAGAGAATGGCGAAGCCGCCAAGATATTCAGCAATCATTGGATCAGCATAGCATATGGCCCAGGAAATCGTACTCGGCATCACCCTGAAGGCTGACGGCTCTGGCCTCAAGGGGGAGATCGCCGGCATCAGCCAGGAAGTACGCGCCCAGGAGCCTCTGTGGAAGAGCCTGGCTACCAGTATGGGCTTGGTCAATCTGGCTACCGCTCTCCTGCAAACAGGCCTCTCCAAGGTCCGTCAGGCCTTCGATTTCGTCCGTGACTCGGTCAATGACGCCGCCCGCTACCAGACCCTGGGCGTGGCGATGAACCAGGTGGGGAAGAATGCTGGCTACACCGCCGGGCAAATGGCTGGCTTCGAGGCGGAGCTGCGCAAGAACGGCATTGCCATGTTGGAATCTCGCCAGACGCTGACGCAGATGTCGGCTGCTCATATCGACCTCTCGAAGGCTACGGAGTTGGCGCGAGTCGCTCAGGACGCGGCGGTGATTGGCAACATCAACTCGTCCGAGGCGTTTGCCCGCATGATCTACGGCATCCAGTCCGGCCAGGTCGAAGTGTTGCGCACCATCGGCATCAACGTGAATTTCGAGTCCAGCTATGAGCGTCTGGCTCGCAAGCTGGGCATCAACGCGGCGCTGCTTACGGAAAACGAGAAGGCTCAGGCCAGGCAGAATGCGGTTTTGGCTGCCGGCCCGGCAATTTCCGGCGCCTATGAGGCGGCAATGGGGACGGCGGGTAAGCAGCTTTCTTCGATGAAGCGCTACCTCGACGATCTATCGGTGAAGATGGGCACGGGTTTCCTTGAGGCGTTTACCCAGAAGGTCTTTGGCCAGGTCGATAGCCTGAAGAAACTAGGCCAGGAGATGGATACTCTCTTGGCCTCCGGCAAGGTCGATGAATGGGGTCACTCGCTGGCTGACGTCGTGGTAAAAGTGAGCGACGTAGCCAAGGCTGCGTGGCAAATGCGCGATGCGATTCTTGGTGTTGGCATTGCCTACGCTGGCGCGAAAATTGGTTCCTGGCTTGGCCCGATTGTCACTCAGACCTATGCTGCCGCAGCGGCGAACGTCCAGTTCTACTCTTCGGTCGCTGCGGGAAACACGGTAATGCTCGGCGGCGCCACGGCGTCACGGCAGAAGGCAACAGCCGAGGCCGCCGCCGCTGCCGCCTCTCTCGCTCATGCTGAAGCGGTGCATGCCGTCAACGTGGCGGTACGTGAACAACAGATCGCTACGCTGGCGGCCGCCAACGCTCAGTTCAATGCCGCCAGTGCGATGGGGTCGCACTCTGCTGCGCTGGCGGCAGTTAATGCGGCCTCGGCGACACGCACCCAGGCAGTGCGGCAACTTGCGGATGTCTCCCGTGTCGCGGCAGCAACTGAAGCGGAGCTGGCGTCCGCAACTGCTGCCCATCACCTGGCCCAGGGGAATCTGGCGCGAACGTTGGAATCGACGACGGTTTCCGCGAGAGCCGCCGCCGCAGCCAAGACGGCCTTATCCGGCGTAGTGACCGCCCTGGGTGGTCCGATCGGCGTAATCATCACGGCCCTCACCCTGGGTGCGGCGGCATGGATGGCCTTCGGCAATTCCGGCAAGGATGCCATGCAGGACATGAGCGATCGGGCGAAGACGCTCGAGGAGCGGCTGGTCCGTGTCAATAAGGAACTCAAGTACGGCGGCGGTGAAAAAGGCGATACCAAGGAAAAGCTGGCCCAGGCCCGAGCGGATATGGCAAAGGCCAGGGAGCAATATCAGGCATCCCATGAGTACTTGGCGCAAAATGTACCGGCATATCAAGAGCAGATGAAGGCTGAGGCAGACGCCCTAGCGATTCTTGATGGAATGAAAAAGAGAGCCGCCGGCGTTGGCGAAGACGATGCCGTAACGGGTAAATCCTCGGGTCGGTTTACTCAGATGGCCGCTCAGTACGGCCCCAAGCCGAAAATGGCTGACACCCTCGCACTACTCAATCGTGAGCGTGACGAGGAGCTGCGTCTAGCCGGAGACAGCGCCGAGAAGAAGGCCGACATCGAGCGCACCTACCAGCGGACCCGTAAGGGGATCATCGAGCAAATGGGGGGTGACTCCCATCGTGCCCTGGCGGCAATCTTCGACCGGGAGATCGCCGCGACGAAGGAATCCGAGAAGGAACGCCTGCTCAACATCGACACCAGCCACCGCATAGGGTTGTTGAACGATCAGGATTACATCGCCGCCAAACTGGCCGTCGAGAATGACTACCTGAACAGGTCCGAGGCTATCTTGCAGCGCAAGCTGGCGGCGAGCAAAGATGCGGCGGAAAAAGAAAAGGTAATCGGCGAACTGTCGGCCATCAGCCAGCAGCGCAGCATGGCGGCCTTGGCCGCCGAATCCGAGCAAAAAATACTGCGCGGCACCCAGACTGGTGCCATCGCTTCCTGGACGGCGCAGCAAAACCTGGCCAATGATGCCCTGAGTTTTGAGACGGAACTGCTGGGCCAAGATACTTTCGCTCAGGAAAAGGCCCGTGCGGCCCGCGAAATTGATCTGGCGGTACGCGGGCAGATCATGGAGGCCTACCTCGACGAGAACGGCCAGCTCGCCTGGCGGCTCAAGGTGCTGCCGGAGATCGCCGAGGGTTACCTGAAGGCGGGTGATGCGGCTAAGGCGGCTCGCGATAAGGCGTTGGAGGATAAGGACGCCAAGTCGCGCGACTGGACCACTGGGGCAAGCGATGCCCTTAATGAATACCTACGAACCGCATCAGACGGGGCGACGGCGGCGAAGACGCTGTTTTCGGACATGGCCAAGGGTACCGAGGACATGTTCGTCAAGATGGCGACCACCGGCAAGGCGTCCATTAAAGACTTGGTTCAAACCGCCTTGGCGGATCTCGCTCGTATCTACTATCGGGACAATTACGCGAAACCCATTGCCGGAATATTTTCCGGGATGACGTCGGGTATCGGATCGCTGTTCGGGAAGAGTAGCTCGGGATCGAGTCTGGTCGAAACGGGAGGAACATCCCTCGGCGACATGATCGGCATTCCGAGTCTCGGATTTGCTAAAGGCGACGTGTTCAACTCGCCATCGCTTCACTCTTACGTCAATGGCGTCTATGACCGGCCCCAGATGTTTGCTTTCGCCCAGGGGGGGGTATTTGCTGAGGCGGGGCCGGAGGGTGTTTTCCCTCTTAAGCGTGACTCCCAGGGAAATCTCGGCGTAATAGCTACGGGCGGCGGCGGGCTCCAGAACTTGCGCGTTCAGATCATCAATGAGGGAAGTTCCCAGCAGAGAGTCACCTCGGTGCAGCCGAGTTTTGATGCGGATGGCTACGTCGTCCAGGTCTTCCTCAACGACATGCGCAACAACGGGCCGATGCGCCAAGGCATGTCGATGGCAGGAATTCGGGGCGCGTGATGGCGAACTGGCCTTCGTATGTGGATGTTCTCCTCGATGGTTTCGGTTTCGAGCCGGAGTCTGTCCTGACTCGTACCGACGTTGAATCCGGCCCGGCGAAACAGACTCAGACCAAGAGTCGCCCTATGGTTACTGTGACTGCATCAGTGCGCGTGAAGAGCCAGGCGGACTACCTAGCCTTTCTCGGGTGGCACCGGGTGACCATACATCGCGGGGCGGATTGGTTCGATTGGACCCATCCAGTGACCGGCGCCACGACTCAGGCGCGGATCGTCGGCGGGAAGCTGGGCAAAGCGGTTCCGCTTGGCGGGCTGCAGCGATGGGAAATTCCTCTCTCGCTTGAGTATTGGGACGCGTAGGAGCGCTCCTGTAAAGCCGTTTATTGGCGGCTGAAGCGCATGTTCGCGATGATCGCGGACATGCGTGATTACTCCACCACCAGCCGGCGCGGGATGAATGCCACCAGCGGCTTTGCGCCGCTGCTGTGTCTTGAAATCAGCCATGCGGACCTTTCCTCTCCGATTCGGGTGGTGCATGACAACCAGGACGTGACTCATGGCGGCAACACTTTCGTCGCCATCGACTTCTCCATTGATCTTCCCGACGATCAGGATCGTCAGATACCTTCGGCTCAGGTGGGTATCGACAATGTGGGGCGGGAGCTTACCAAGTGGCTGGAGGCGAGTAACGGCGGCGAGGGAGCGACGTGCCGCATTCTTCAGCTCCAGCGAGTTGATCCCGAGGTAGTCGAGTGGGAGTGCATCCTCGACTTCAAGAACGTGAAGATGGACCTGCGCCGAGTGACTTCACAGCTCGGCTTTGAAGACCTGTTGAGCAGCCCTGGCGTGTTGTTGACATACCGGCCGGAAACCGCGCCGGGATCGTTCTGATGGCTCACTGGTCTGATGCCTACATCGGCATTCCCTACGTTGAGGGAGAGTTCGATTGCGGGGAGCTGGCGCGCCGGGTTCAGGCAGAAGTGTTTGGGCGTGAGATCAAGCTGCCCTCAGAGCGTTGGTATGCCGGCCTCACTGGCGCGGCCAAGCTGGCGGCCATGCGCGACCAGATTCATGCTCTCCAAGCGGACTATGCGAGCCAGACTGATTCCCCCGTTGAGGGTGACGGTGTTTTGCTGGTGAGCCGGGGCCTGATTGACCATATCGGCATCTATTGCGTCATCGCGGGTGAGCCCTGGATACTGCACGGCACCTCTGGCGCCGACCAGGTGATCCGTACCCGGCTGCGCCAACTCGATCTGGCCGGGTACAGGCTTGAGGGGTTCTACCGATGGATATGAAGGTAGCCAGCCCCTCCCTGGTAGTCAGCCCCCATCCGATTCTGGCGCAGGCCGGGCGGCAGATTTATACGGCGGAATTTCTGCCTGGTGAAACCATCGCTGACTTCCTTGATCGTCAGGGCGTGAAGCTCGGCATGCAGCCCTGGTTGCTGGCTGTCGATGGCCACCCGGTGCCTCGGGAATGGTGGGGCCGGGTGCGGCCCAAGCCGGGAACCCTCATCACCCTGCGGGCGCTGGTGCAGAAGGGCGGCGGTGGTGGCGGAAAGAACCCTCTGCAAACGGTGCTTTCAATTGCGTTGATGGTGGCGGCACCGGGAATAGGTGCCGCAATCGGAAACGCCATCGGGCTCTCCGGTACAGCGTTCTCGATATTCGGCCAGGCATTTAGCTGGGGCCAAATCATCGGCGGCATGGTTTCAATTGCCGGCAACATGATCATCTCCGGCCTCGGGGACGCCCCACAACAGGCGATGACGCAGGCTTCCGGGCGCTACAGTGAAGATCAGGTTTCGCCGACCTACGCTCTCTCCGGGGGGAGCAATCGCTTGCGGCCCTTTGAGCCTATGCCACTGCTGTTCGGCAGGCATCGCATCTACCCCGATCTGGGGGCGAAGTCATGGACGGAGTTCGAGGGGGAGGATCAATACCTCTACCAGATTTTCAACTTCGGTCTGACCGACATGGTGTTGGACGAGTTCAAGATCGGCGCAACACCAATCGAGAACTACCAGGATGTGGATATCGTCCAGGCCGGCGCTGATGGCAAGGTGGCGAATTGGCCCTCCAACGTGGATAGCACGGCGGGCGCCTCTCTGACCTATGCCGTGGGCTGGATATCACGCACGTCAGGCATCAACGCCACAGCGTTGGCCGTCGATATTCAGGGTTCCCTTTACGCCGCAGGATCGAGCGGCCTGTCGGCAGCAACCTGTGTGCACGAGATCGAGTATCGGGCGGTGGGGGCTTCCACCTGGCTGCCGTTTGTACCTGATGTAAAACAGTACTACACCTATTATTGGAGCCGTGGCTACACCAGTACCGATGGCGACGGTAATACCTCCTGGGTACAACTCGATTATGGTTCCACGGTTGCCGGCGATCACGTCGAGGGTGCAGCGGCGGGTACGCTGAACGGCAAGGCCACCGTTTGGCACTGGCGGCCGTACAGCGATATCGCTCAAACGACAGGAGGGTCGCCGGACTACACCAAGCCTCTTCGGGCGCCAGCGCCGCCGATCACCTACACCACCGACACTCACACGCTGTCGATCACCAACTCGACGCGCAAGCCGATCCGTCGCACCATCAAGCGTACCGTGCCCGATGGGCAGTATGAGGTACGCATCCGCCGCGTCACGGCGGACAGCACGTCGGCCACCAATGCTTCCGAGTTTTCATGGTCGACTCTCCGCACCTACCAGACCGATACCACCGACTACACCGGCCAACGCCGCGTGGGTCTCAAGATCAAGGCCAGCGGACAGCTACAAGGCCAGGTGGATCAATTCAGTGCCGTGGCCACGTCTTGGGAAAGCGTGTGGGACAGTACCGCCAACGATTGGGGTGTTGCTCATAACTCGAATCCGGCCTGGGCCTACTTGCGCTTCTGCCGGGGGAAGCGGATCGACGGAAAACTGATATACGGCCTGGGCCTAGACGATGCGCGCATAGATATCGCGGGGCTCAAAGTCTGGGCGGCCTGGTGCGACTTGCACGGCCTGACTTTCAATGCGGTATTCGACACCCAGCGCTCACGCGCCGACATTCTGGATCTGATCGCGGCCTGCGGACGTGCATCTCGCACCTGGGCAACGGGGAAGATCGGCGTGGTATGGGACGCCGAGGACCAGCCAGAGGTTGGCGTGTTCACGATGTCCAACATCGTGGCATCGAGCTTCAGCATCACCTACGCCACCGAGAAATTGGCCGACGAGATCGTCGGCAATTTCATTAACCCCGACAAAGACTGGCAGCAGGACCAGGTGCGCGTTACCGTTCCAGGCTTCCCGGTGGGTTATGTGCCGACCAATCCGGCGACCGTTGAAATTTTCGGGTGCACCGACAAGGCGATGTCCGGAAAGATCATCAATCTGCGCGCTGCGGCCCAGCGTTACCACCGCCGCAGCATCCAGTGGGAATCGGATTTCGAGGGTCTGGTGGCCCAGCGCGGCGACGTGGTGCGGCTTTCGCATGATCTGACTCAGTGGGGAACGTCGGGGCGTCTAGTTGGTGCTACCGATACGGTGCTGACGCTTGACCGCCCGGTAAGTTACGCCAGCGGAACCCCTTATATCGGCGTCAGGCATCCAGACGGAACTTGGTTCATTCGTGCCGTGCAAGCCTTCACGGGAGAGGCTATGTCCGTGACCCTAACGGCTCCGCTCACTTTCACCGACGGCGCTTTAACCTATAACGCGGGAAGCGACCCGCGTGGGCCGGTGATTGATTACCTCTACGTCTTCGACCCCCAGGCTACGCCGGGCAAAAAAATAAAGATTACTGGGGTGCCAAAGGTCACCAATGCCGGCGCCCGTCTGCAGTTCTTGGCTCGCGACGAGAGCCCGGACTATTACGCTGCAGAGTCTGGTGCATTCACCTGGGCCCCGCCGGTCAATCTGTCGCAGCCGCTACCGCAGATCACCGCGATTGATGTGACTGAGGAATGGACCCTGGTTGGCAACAGCTATGCCGTGAAGCTGGTTGTGACCTGGGATGTTATCGGTGCGTTTGACCATGCGGTAGTACGTTTTGGTTACGAAAACGAGCCCCTGCGCCTGGTGGATAGCACCCGCGCCATGCGTAGTGAAATCCTGGTGCCGGACCACGGCTCGGCTCGGATCGAGGTCAGTGTGCTCGATGGGGTTGGCCGCATGGACCCGCTCTATGGCATCGCCGCCACCACCCACACTATCGCAGGTAAGGATATTGCCGTCTCCGACGTGACCAGCTTCACGGCTCAGCCTGGCAGCAATGGCCTGGTAGTGTTTCGCTGGAACATGGTGGCAGACCCTGATTACAAGGGCACCGAGATTCGTTACAACCCGCCCGGCGACATCAACTGGGACAACGCATCGACGGTGAGCATCGCTACGCGGGGGACGCAGATCACCACCGGCATCGTACCGCCGGGAAGCTGGACCTTTCTGGCCCGCCACCATGATGCCTGCTCGCCGGCCAATCTTTCACAGACCGTGGCCACCGCCAGCGCCACGGTGAACAATCCAAACTACATCGTCAGCCAGCGCGATGAGGCTGATTGGTGGGAGACCGGCATCTTGACCAATTTACTGGTCCATCAGCCCTCCCGATCTCTGGTGCTGGCCGGTCAGAGCCTGGCGCAGGCAGCTGGTTGGTCGGCCTTCGACACCGCTGGCTACAACCTAGCACCTCAGGGTACTTACGACACGCCAGAGACCGACGTGGGTCGCGATGCCTTTCTGCGCGTCTACGGCATCCTCTACTCGAAGCTGCTGCCCGGTGCGACGGGAATCTCTGACCCGGATACACAGATAAACGTCAAGCTGGCAGGCGGCGCCTATGCCGGCCTAGCTCCTTGGGACATTGGCACTGTCACCGGGCGTTACTACAAGTGGCGCATCGTGGTTGATCGCGACGAGGGACACTGCCGCGTCTACAACTTCCAGCCGACGCTGGATGCCCGCTACGACAGCCAGTCGGCCTCGGCCGTGGCGGTGCCGGCCACCGGCCTGTCCATCACCTTCCCGAACAGCTTTTTTTCCCAGCCCGCGATCATCACCCAGGCCGTCGGCGCCGGGGACTTCACGACGCAAATCAGCGCCCAGAACAAGAACAGCTTCACCGTATTCGTTCGCACCGGTGCCACCGCCGTGGCCGGCTCCATCAACTGGCGCGCTGACGGCGCGTTCTCTGCGTGAGATAGATCATGCCCGTTTCCACCTTTACCCAGCCCGACCGAACCACTCAGGACACCGAGTCCTACAAGAACGCCATCGATGCCGCAGTCGCTGTTTTGGCTCGCCTTGGATCAGGATTCGCTCCTCATTTTTCCTATAGCGGAACATTTGATTTCTCGGTGACAGTGGATGCTGGGTCGATGTTGAATCGATCGACCGGCGTGTTGAATGAAGTTGGTGCCCAGGTTGTCGGCGGCATAACTACACCCGCCGCTGGCCAGTACAAGAAGGTCCGGATATACATCGCCGAGAGTGGCGCGGCTGTCAAGCTGGAGAACGTGGGTGCGGCTCCCGCCATGCCGACACTTCCTGCCGGCGCGATGCCCATATGTAGCTTCACTCTTTCCTCGGCAACATATTCCAGCAACAACACCCTCATCACCGATGAGAGGGCTTGGCCAAGTGGTTTTGGCAATCAGCGCAACGCATTCTTTATCTCAACATCGATGCAGTTCCCGGCCGTTCCCGGTGCGCTCTTTTATGAGCTGTTTGCAGGCGGAGCTACTGGCGGAGCCGGTGCTGGAGCCACTGCTGCCGGTGGTACTAATTACGGCGGCGGCTCCAGCGCCAGTGGAGGCACCATATTCGGCCGCTGGTGGGCCGCCGAGGCTCTCAATATCGTCATCGGCTTTGGTGGCGTCAAGGGTATTAGCTCCGGTGTCGCTGGAACGAATCCGCCGACGGCACCCACGGCCGGTGGAACGACGACAATCACTGGCGTCACCAGCGGGAATACGATATCCATCGCCGGCACTGCCGCCGGCGGTAACGCCTCGATTGCTGCCGTTGGCGCTGCTGGCGCTGTCGCTGCCACGCCTACCAATGGTGTGGCTGGAACAATTGGACAAGCCGGTACGTCGGGAGCGGTAGCAAATGGAGGGACTGGCCCCGGATGTGGGGTCGGCGCGGTTGCTTCGCCAAAATCCCCCGGTGGAACCACCTCCGGAAACACGAATGGTACGAATGCAGTGCGTAGCTCAGGTGCCGGGGCAGGCGCCGGCGCAGGAACAGGCGTTATGTGCGATGGCGGTAACGGTAGCCCTGGCTGGGTCTTGGTGAAGGTGTACTAATGGCCGTCGTACCGTACTTTCCTCCCAACCACACCACCAAGGCATCGACTTCTGCCGGTGCGAATGCCTACATGGCGGAAATAGAAGCCGCGATAAAGGTTCTTGCGCTAGGGAAACTCAATTCGTTTAGCGCTCACGCTCAGGCGGTTCCTGACATGACGGTGCGAGTGGAGTCCGGGACTCTATCCACTGCCTTCGGGATGATCGCAAACGCCGTACCTGCCTCCGGACAGACTGATTGCAACAACTCCGCTGGAGCAACGGTGACCGTGATCGCCGCACAATCCACGCCAGCATTCACGGCGCCCACCCTAAAACCCAGGGTGGATCGCATCGGGGTCAACATTCTTTTCGGCACGTTGTCTGTGTTGGTTGGGGCGGAGGCGACGGCTCCGGTTCCCATGCCCTACCCTGATTTCACCATTCCGGTCTGCTCTGTGACGCTAGTTCCTGGCCAGGCTGCAATCACGAACGCCCATATTACGGACGAACGTTCTCCATTGGTCGATTTGATTTCAAGCGGCAACGCTGGAGCGGTCTCCACCTCGCCTTATAGGGATATTTCCGGATACGAAATCTTCAATGTTCCAGGGACGTATAACCTTGTCCGGCCGGCTCAATCCCGCGGTTCACGTATCACGTTACTCGGCGGGCGAGGAGGGCGTGGCGGTGGGTTTTATGACGTATCGTCAGTATTTAAAGCGGGTGGTGCGGGTGGTGGTGCGGGAGCCTTCCTTCCAAAAATTATTTGGGGTCCGGAAAACCTGAATGTGGTGGTGGGTACCAACGGCATCAACGGCGCCGATAACAGTCCGGGGGGCAACGACGCTACCGCAGGATCGGCGGGCACCGCAACCACGGTAACTGGCGTCACCTCGGGTATCACTGCGACATGTAATGCCGGAACAGGAGGATCGCGGGCCACTTCTGCGACAACACCAGGCACAGCGGTTGGTCTCGGCGGTACAGCTCCGGCCGCACCCTTTGCAGTTGGCTTCGCTGGGGCCAATGGAGCTGTGGGTACGGTAGCACCGGCCTATGGCGCAAACGGGTCGGCGGGTGAGTTGGGCCAACTTGGTACCACCAATTCATTCGCGCTTATAGAGTGGCTGTTTTAAGGAGAGATCGATGCGCATCGCCGTGTTTGATGAAACCAACACCGTAACCAACATCATTGTTGCCGAGGAGGCCGACCTTGAGAGCCTGGGCATCACAAGCTACTTGGTTCTATCTGAGACCGACAGAGTCGATGTCGGAGATGTGGTTCCCCCTATTCAGAACCCAGCCTCCTGACAATCAACGGCACTTCCTTTCGTGGCCATCATTGCAGACGTTCTTGAGAGGAATGAATATCCATCTCCGAAGGTTGGTTTTGGTGCCCATGTACTCAGTTCAGACGTTTCTTTCCCAGACTGACGTAGCTCAAAGGCGGCTATTAGAACCACTTCACTGGACGCCTGAAAGAATTCAACTTCAATCACGCCAAGATCAGGGTACGTCGATGAAGTAATTATTGGTGTGTATCCATAACATTTGGCCAGAGCGGATTTAATGTTTCTAGAAGCGGATTGATAGTTCAGGGGCAGTTGATTCATTGCCGGGCTTTGTGAGTTTTTAACCTCATCCAGGCGACCTGCACTTACCAGCGCTGAAGCCAAGATCGCAATTACAGAAAGAAGTATTTTTGTCATCATCAGGCATCCATTCGAAGTAAAGGCGGCGCGACCGGTTTAGGTGTAGGAGCACCCAAGCTGGCCGCCATCGGCAGAAGCGACCTGCGTCAGGCCAAGGCGCCGCACCGTGCACACGGCGGCGAAAGGCTACCACGCGGAGTTTTAGATGCAGGAAGTGCGTTGTGGTACATGCAATAAGCTGCTGGCCAAGGCCAGCTATCAGCAGATAGAAATCAAGTGCCCTCGCTGTAGGGCAATAAACCACCTGAAGGCCGTCGAGCCTCCCAATAGCGTGCCTAGAGCACCTGTAAAGGAGAAACCCGATGGAACCGATCTTTAACAATCCGGGCATTAAGGCCAGACCGATCCTTCCCTGGATCGGTGGAAAGCGACGGCTGGCCAAGCATCTTCTTCCGATGTTCCCTGGCCACGAGTGCTACGTTGAGCCATTTGCTGGGGCTGCCGCGCTTTTCTTCATGAAGGCTCCTGTCAGGGCCGAGGTGCTGAACGACATCAACGGCGACCTGGTGAATCTCTACCGAGTGGTGAAGCATCACCTCGAGGAGTTCGTCCGCGAGTTCAAGATGGCGCTCGTTAGTCGTCAGATTTGGGAATGGATGGACTCGACGCCGCCAGAGACGCTGACCGATATTCAGCGGGCAGCCAGATTCTTCTATCTACAGAAACTCGGCTTTGGCGGGAAAGTTGAATCCAGGACGTTCGGAACATCAACGACCGGCGGCCCGAGGTTGAACCTTCTGCGTATTGAAGAAGATCTGTCGCAGGCGCATTTGCGGCTCTCCAGGGCGACGATCGAGCACCTGGAGTGGTCTGAGTGTATCCGGCGCTATGACCGGCCTCATACGCTGTTTTATTGTGATCCTCCCTATTGGGGGACCGAGGGCTATGGTGTTGAGTTCGGCCTTGAGCAGTACAACGATCTTGCTGGCCTGGCCAGGACGATTCAAGGCCAGATGGTGATCTCTGTGAATGACATTCCTGAGATGCGGCGGGCCTTTAAAGGATTCCCAATGCAATCCTTGGATATTCACTACTCGGTTGGTGGTGCGGGGCGAAGTAATGGCAAGTCAAAGGAGCTGATAATCGGACCTTGCTGA